CATTCGGCATTATCTAGATCTTCTAATTGTTTTCTCTGGTTCTTTACCAGATCTTGAAGTGCTTTAGTCGAACCAACGAAAATTGAGTTGTTGGTTACATTCTTTGTGTTTCCATGAACGGAAGAATCTTCCTTCTTAATCTCCTTGATGGACTTGTGAAGCGAGATTAAGTCTTTATTTGCTTCAGACACACTCTTGATCAGTTGAGATACAACTTCGTATGCTCTAGGAGAATCACCCTCAGAAGCAACCGATAGAATACCATCTATTGCGACTGTGCCTTTTTCTACGATGTCTTTGAGATTTCCTCTGACATAATCATAGTCACGTTCAAGATGAAAGTCTTTCATGCTCTTTTGAGGAGCAGGCATGATTTCGGTTTTTGGTTCTTCTACAATCTCTGCGTCAATTATTTCGTGTTCTACATTTAACGCTTCGCTTATTCTTTCATTCACATTTTTCTTTTTAGCCATTTTATATTACTCCATTCACGCATAAGTGTTACCAGCATAACCTAAAGATGCTCCCTGTACAAAGGTCTTATCTTCTGTACTATAATTATCTATACCAGAGGAAGCACCACTTGGACCTGTAATTGATGTTAGTATTCTAGACATTGCAGCAGTAGAACCAGAAGGTCCACCAGAAGAATCGAAACTAGCAGCGTTCCAGAATGTGACATCTGTTTCTCTGATAATCTTGGATGTTTTCAGAGGTCCGTAAACATATGATTTAGCAACGAATGTGAAATCAAACGAGATGTTTCTTCTGGAATCAAAGTCTCCTTCGTAATCCTCATTTACATTTGATGATTGAAGAATGACAGGAACATCTACCTTTGTATGCAAAGATGACATGTTAAGAGAAACATTAAACTCTGGAGTAAAATACGGAAGAATTTGTTCCGTAATTTGAAGTCCGTCATCCATATGCCGAACCATTGCAGACAATTGGAAAGTAAAGTTATACGGCACTTCTGAATAATCGTATGTTAATTTTTGTCCAGCAGTCACACCAGAAGTAACATGAAATTTGTTCATGGTGTTTCGTTTACGAGCAGGATCATAATCCATTCCTGTGATCTCAAAACCTAATCTGGGTAAAGATATTTCAGTTTTTATATTGTCACTTATAGAACTCTTGTCTGATATTCTTCGTATGAACTTCTCTTTTGGACCATATGCAATAGGAACTTTTATTCTTTCCTTGGTGGTTCCATTCGCAAGTTTTCTTTCGACATGAATGTCATTGAAGAGAGAACCAAACGAAACTACTAGATTTCTTACGGAGTTGTGGTAGAATGTAGTAAACATTAGATATTACCCTCCGAGAATGGATCCTTGTCCGTGAAATCGAAGATCGAGTCTCCCTGTAATTCAAAGTCGTCTGTGTCATCAAACTCTTGTGCAATGGTAATTGTTCGGATTGCAGGAGATCCTGTGGTTCCTGCTGTGTAGAATGCATCAGAGGTAGAACCTGTGACTCCTGCTGCATTTCCAACCCCGACAACAAATCCACTTGCACCAGAAGGTCCAGCAACGGTAAGAAGATTATATCCTGCACCAGAAGGTCCAGCGGTTCCGCCTGTTGCCCATTCAAGAACAGTAGCGAACCAGTCTGCACTCGAACCCTGAGTTCCGAATCCCTGAGAACCCTGATAAACAACTTCACCAATGCTATAGTTGGTTGTTGCTCCACCAGTAAGATATAAGTTAAACGCAACTTCTTCTTCGGATCCTTCAACTCGATCAATATCAGAGAATCCAGTATCGAAGTCTTCTTGACTGTAAACAAAGAGTTCGCATGAAAGTTTATATGTGTATAGTTTGCCTAATTGGTAGAATGGATTTTCATGTTCTACGAATTTAATTTCAAACAGACCTTTGGACAGAGGAAGATAAATCAAATCTCCCTCTCTTGGTCTGTTTACTGTTTCGTCGTAAGATAGATTTTTTTCAAATACCTTTTTGGATACAATGAATTCAACAGTGTCTTTGATTTCGATTCCGAACTTAGAAGCAAAGTCTCCTTCACCTTCAAAGCCATCGATGCTTGAAATATACATTTCAATATTGACACCTTGTTCGAATTTTGATATTGTATCTTCACCAAACAAGAAATCCTTGTTGACTAAAGTTCTTGGTATGTAAATGACATCATGACCATACATTCGAATTGCTTCGATTGTAATGTCTTCAACCAGAACTTGCTCTGACTTAACTTGATGTCTAAAGAACTTATTTGTAGCCATTTATCATCCTACCATAAAGTCGGGTGGGAGTTCGTACATCAACTGTACATTCTCTTCGATCTTGTCGATTTCTGTTTGCGCCCGTTCCATAATTTCTCTTCCGTTGAATGTAACTCCACCGGGAAGTTGAATTCCTTCAAACTTGGAAAGGTTCGAACCCCACTGTCTTCTGAAGAGTTCAGTGATGTATCTTTTGAGAAGTCTGTCGTTGTAAATTTCTGGGTATGTTTCTGGGTTAAGTACAGCATATGCTTCTGCTACTAAGAAATCACCAACAACTACTTCTTCACTCCAGTCCATGTCCACCTTTACTTGGTTGGTTACTCTACTAAACCGAATAGACTTTTCTGGGGACAAAATATCTTGGATCAAAGATAGGTGTCGTTTCGTGATATCGTACTGCATCATAGACTGATTTGGATTCCTGAGTCCATAGAAGTCATTTAATGCCATTTGATATCTAACATCGAAGAGGTTTGTAGTTCCTTCACTGAACTGAAATAATTTTGTTACAGATATGATGCTGTCATCGACTGTGAAATATTCATTGTCAATATCAGTTTGCGTAACCTCATGTTTGAGGTATGTTTTTTCTACACCGTCGAAGTGATACTCTGCAAAGAATTGAAGTGCATCGTCGATTCGATCTTCCAGTTGAGCATCATCTACATTTATTTCAATTACTGGCGCACCAAGTCGTCTTAAAGCGTATTCTTTTAGTGTTGATCTTGAAGATGGTTTAGCCATTTTGACGCTCCTTTTCCTTTATATGTATGTAACTAAGGCTTCAGATCATGTACTAGATTCGCTATCTAGCATGATTTGTTTCTCTATTAGTTTTAATTCTGGTATAGAATTGATATAATTATCACCTTGGTTCCAAGGAAAATCACAACCCACTTGGTTTCTTCCATTTGATATGCAATGTTTTCTTCCTTGGAAGTAACAACGAACCCATCCATCTGGTGGGGATTCGTATTCTGGATCAAACAACTTCAGAACTTCTTCGTTAAATTTTAAATTGTTAATCTCTACAGTGTCTTTTTTATGAAGAATGTAATTCATATTATCCAATTAGGTCTAAATGACAAACCACCAGTTTTTGGTGAATAGAACGGCTGAGGTCCCCAAGGTTGGTTTGCTCCAATGAATGTAGGAATGTTTCCGTTTGCATCACCCGAGTTTGCCTCTGCTTCTGAAGAATCGGACCAGTTTGCCCAATCATATGATCCCCGGACAAAAGGTCCGCTTGGGTTTGTCCACACAAAAGTAGGTCCGTTTGCACAATCCGATTGATTCAATCCACCACCGGATGGTAGTTCTTGACAAACACCAGATGCATCTTCGCAACAAGGGACGTTGTATATGGTTCCCCACGAAGAGTCGAAAGCATATGTAACTTTTCTGTATCCATTGGTGTCTGTGTATTCTAGTTCGTTGTCTCTGGAAAAATCATCATTGTCCAGAAGAACTAAGTTGTTGCTACTGGAATCTCTTTTGATTACAAGAATTCCTTCTCTGTTTGTCGCTAACTCTGGACACCAATCATCATTTTCTACTTCGAATGTAATTTCTCTGCTATTTCTGGGAACATGTAACAGTATGACATCTTTTCCGTGTTCTAGTCCCCACTTCGTTTCTCCGAACCAGTCTGTGCATCCACCATCAGCAAATGTTTTGTTATTCCAATAACGATACCAATTTCCGAGTGGAGTTTCTGCTGGTTGTTGATCTCCGTTGCCGTTTGTTCCGTAGTTTGAACCTGTGTCTAGATTGAATCGCCAACTTAAACCATTCTCATATTCGTAGGTGTATCCAGCATCAAGTTTACACACAACGTGGTTTCCTGCGTTGTCTGGTTCTAACTCTTCTATCGGAAACTGTAATCCTTGTACCAAACCAGTGTCGTGATAATATACTCTATCAATTGTAAAGTCTTCAGATATGTTTATACCATCGCTCCATGCACCTCTACAGAAGTTCCAATATGTTCCCGTAGCGCCTGGATTTTGAGATGAATATCCTTTAGCCCTTGCTTGTCTAAGACATTGACCACTGCTGTTTTGTTTGTATCCCTGAACCATACCATACAAGACAGATTCATCGGATGCAATTGTCATGAATCCCTCGTCAGCACCATGTCCATCGAAACCAGAATCACCAATGTAGTTTACAAATTTCCAATCACCGGGTGTACCAGGCGCACGAACACCATTCCATGCACCGGAATCTGCAAGATAGTCTGGGTTGCTGATGTCTTCGTCATCTGTATCTAACCTAAGAAAATATCTATCGTGAAATTGGTTGATGTCAGTATACCAAGGAAGACCGTAGTTTCCCGGTGCAGTTAGAACTAAAATATTTTTCCATTTGTTGTGTATATCATATAGAGTTCCAGTTGGAGGAATACTAGAAACTCCTAATATCGTTCCGGGATAATCAAATTGATTTTCTGCATCTGTTGCTCCTTCATCAATCCAATCCTCCAGAATAACTCTACTCCACACTTTTGGTGTAACAGTTCCATCATCTGCAATCTTGTTTCCCCACATTATGGCTTTTCTATATGTGTCGTTAACAGTTCCGTTTGGATCTGCTGGACTATATTCTTCCGTGATGACGAATGTATCTCTTGAAATAAATTCTAGGTTGCCAAATGTTTTACTGAAATCACTACCGCTGTCGAAGACATCCTTAGCATCCCACACCAAAGTTCTGCTTACTTTTCTGTTTGCATGATCGAAAGTCAACTTGTACAACTTGTTGCTTTTGGTTGAATCTGTTGATACATTATAATTCAATGTATATGTGGAACCATCATAATCATAATATGGATCATAATACCTAACATCTCCCTGCCAGTAATATACTTCAGGTTCGCCTGTACTAGAATCACACTTCCAACCGAAAGGTGATTTTACATTTGTTGCGAGTCCACCAATCATTTTATGAGAAGTCCTCTGCCCAAGTGCAAAAGAAAAGGTTATCCCCAACACATACGACAGAAACAACTACGTTTGAGTTACCTCTTATTATGTTAGGTTTAATTCCGTTTGCAAATCTATAGTTAGCGTTGAAAGTCAATGCACAATTTGAAGATCCTAATTTATTTAGGACAAAGGTATACATTGCTCCTATTTGATCATTTGCGATTGAGTTTACTGTACAAGAACTTCCGCTAATTTGAACATAGTGAAGGTTACCATCGTTCGCGTCTGGTGCAAAGGATGTAGCAATGCTATGGTTTTTATATTCTGAATATATTTGACCATCTTTTACTACGACATTTCCGGTTCTTGCTTCGATACCACCAGTAACACCTAGATCACCGTCTACGGTAGTTGTTGCTTTGTGTAGTCGTGTAGAAGTAGAGGAGTCAGTGATACCAATGGCTCCCGCTCCCTTAATCTCAAGATCAGTACCACTGTCTGTGCTTAACTCTACCGTAGAATCAGAAGCCTTAAGAGTTCCTACTTTACTGTTAGTTGTATCTTCGACTCGGATTTCTGCATTCGTAGCGTTCTTGACATGGAGAGGATAGTCTCCGCCATTGTGTCCTACAGAGATATAGCCATTCGACGAATTAATTCGGAACGATTCCTCAAAGTTGGTTGGACTGTCCGGATATGAATCAAGAATCTTAAGTTCTTTGAACTTGCTGTCGGTTCCGTCGTAGACAGTAAAGTCTCCATCATTCACGTTTGTTGTTTCGTGATCGGTAAGTCCCGAGTCTGCAAGAGAAACATTCAACCCATCAACGAGTGCTGCTTTAGCAGTGCTGGTTGTTCGAATGATGAAGTGTGCTGCCATGAATGGTTGACGAAGAGATGCTTGTCCTGCTGCCTGTGCAGTATAAACATGCAAACCACTTCCGCTGTCTGAACTCTCTGTAGTGACTGCATCTTCTGCACCACCGATTTGTCCAGCAGTAAATCCATCCATACCAGTAGAACGTCTACCACCTGTTGTTCCGAAGAAGTCTGAGGTTGCACCAATGAATGTCCTTGATCTCATGTCCGGAGTCTTGACATACTTCACGGTTGCACTGTTCACGGTATAAGTAATACCATCCGCAGTGGCATGTGATGCAGTGACGAAAGTTGAGTTGGCATAGATTAATCCGGAAGGATAGCCAGTATTGTCTCCGACTGTTTCACCACCAGTAATACCAATGAGTACATCAGGATCAACAAGAATTGTTCCTGTTGTTCCAGCAGACGGAGCATACGAACCATCCATAATGTATGATGGAATTGCAGTAGAAGAAATTGTTTGGGTTGCAGTCTTACCACCAAAACCACTGTGTCCTCTGTCTACAATTTCAAGTTCGATCTGGTAACCATATTTAGTTCCAACTCTAGAATAGTAGTCTGCATAGTCACCACTTACTTCGAGTGTGCTACCGTCGCAGAGTTGCCAACCAGTAGGAACATCAGATGTATTTCCTGCGAACGCAATGATTTCACCGACTGGATGAACAGAGTCTAGACTTACAGTATTTTCACCACCGATGTGTGTACCGATGTAGTTGGTGACAAGTCCTCTGTCATCCTGAGAACCACTTACTAATGTAAGGATTGGTTTGATGATATCGCCACTATTTGTTGGTGCAGTATCAGTGAGTCCACCAAGAACATCTGGATCTAGGAACCAAACGTCTGAACCAGTTACACCCAAAGTTGAGTTTACAGAGATGAAGTTTGCAGTGCTAATTTCTCCACCATAAATTACTGTAAATTCATTTCCTGCTGCATCAACGCTTTCTACAATACCAACGGCTTCAGCAGTTACACCACCGTCTGCTTGAGCAAGTGCAAAGTTTCCGGTTACACCATCCGCCTGCTGAACGTAACGAATAACGCTACCAGCGGAGAATCCGTGGGATGCTTGAAATTTAGTAGATCGCATAGATTTACCATCTGTACCTACCGAACTTGTGAGTGTGAATGCTGAGTTTGCCATTTATTTTTCCAATCAGTCGTAAAAGACACCGTGTACAAAGTCTGGATCAGTGAGGGAACCCGCATCATCTTCTACTCTAAGATCACATGTGTTACCAGATCTTCCGAACAACCGTATGATTAGAGGCACACCATCTGCACCATCATCGTCTGCGGTAAAGATTCCACAGTAACCAGTCTTTCCTATATTGTGGGTAATTGTGTACTTACCAGTGGCAGTTCTTGCAGCAGAGATATTTACTCCGAGAACTTGATCGACAGTACATCCAGCATTACTGCTGTTACCATGCATGATGAAAGCGTTTCTGGGTCCTGCACCTGTTAGTTGTGTTGCACTCTGAGCCATATTATGATACATCCTTTGCTAGTATAAGTTCTACTGCACAGTCAACTGCGGATCCTGCGTGACCGAATATACCAATCGTGCATCCGTTTGACTGTTTATCTAGTAGTGTTCCAATCACTGCACCTGTTGTGTTTCCTGCAACAGTTACTGAGTAGTTTGCGGTTCCGAATCCGTGTGTAACTGAGTATTGTCCAGTTGCAATCTTATCACAGGTGACACTACTTGAACCAGATTGTTTAGTTCCATCGGCGATAAACGTGAGTCTTCGCATCACAGGAGCAACGGTGTCTACTTCTGGAGCGATCTTTGCTCCAACGTATTGTAGAACTATTCCGGAGGTTGCACCCAACCCAATCATCATTGGTTTTCTAATCTTGTCCGCAGTTGTAATTTCACTTGTTGATATTTCGCCACTATTTCCTGCTGTTCCACCTAAGAAGTATACCAAACCCGCCTGCATGGTGGATCCTGCGTTACCAAGAGCAACACCAAAGTCACCGTGGACTTCACCTTGCATGGTAACTACAAACTCATTTGCACTTAGGACTTCGGAAACTATACCGAGAACTTCTGCATCTGCTTCCGTGTTTGCATGAGCGAGTTGACATGCCGTACCATTAAGCCTTACTGCTTGACCAAAAGTAAACCCGTGACTTGTGTGTACAAATCTCTTCTTGTTTACTCCGTCATAAATTCTCACCATACCATCAGAGTCTAGGAATATACCGCCAGTGTGTGAAACACTTCCAGTTCCCATGTGGGAGAGTTGCATAGATTCTGATTCGTATACAACATCACCTGCCATGTGAGGTCCACCAGCAGTACCGATACTCTTAACCATGACACCAGCACCAGTTGCATTTACACCCGACTTGAATCGAAGAACGCTGTCGTTAGATTTAAGTCCAACTCCGCCGGTTAGGTTAATATAGTCAGAGCAAGTCCATGAACCAGAGCATCCGACACCTAAAGAGTTGAAGGTTAAACTTCCGCTTCCGGTTGTCATTCCCTTCCACAAGAAGGATGCAGTATCTCCTGCACTTCTTATGAGCATTATACCACCACCGCCACTTGCACCAATGTATGCATCTGGTTTACCAGAACCAGTAGCACCAAGAACAAGGTTGAAATCATCAACGGTTAGTTCTGTTGAGTTTACTGTAGTAACAGATCCATTGAAGATGACGTTCCCGGAAAAAGTAACTCCGTTTGGAATAGTAGGTGCGAGTTCGATCTCAGATAAACCTGCGGAAGATGTAGTTACTACTATACCATCTCCACCAGTGGCATTATAAGTACCAATGCTGTTTAGTTTGGTGATAATAGAATTGTTGGTGACATTCATCCACTCGAAGAAGGTATCTCCAAGTACAAGATTTGGTATGTCGTAGTCTTTGTTTTCAACGCCCATTAGTTAGTCTTCCTTAAGATATCTTTTATTTCATTCAAGATGTTTCTAACCTCAGTTATTTCTTCTTTTACTTTATTTATTTCATTTTCATTGCGAACTATTTTATTATCTCGTTCTTTTTTCTTTAACCATGATTCTTTTTCGGTTATACTTGTTTTTAGTATTGCCTTTGAGTTGGCATCCCGAATTACATCATCTCTTTCTTCTATTTTAAAAGTATCATTCATGGTATTATGCCTGCAATGCAATTGCTCTGAAGTCTTTGACTAGAGGAACTTTGGTAGTTGAAGAACTGTATAGACAAACCTTGACAGCGAATGTTTTGATTGGTCTATCGAAGTTAGAACTCAATGAGAATACAATTTCAGAGAAATCATACTCGTTACCAGATGTTGGAATTGTAGAGTCTGCTGTCATCTGTGTGTATGGAACGTCTTCGAATGGTGTATCGTCTTCTGTTGACAGAGGTTTGACGAATACCTGAACGGTTCCTTCTGAGGGTTTGTTCACAGACATAAGAACCTTGAAGTTTACAGATTCAAATCCATCCGCAAGTGTTACTCTTCTAGTAACATACCGTGCAGCAGATCCCGCAGTCTTATTTGGATTGTCTGTACCCGATCCATATAGAGAACTGTTTGATGAATTTGCATTAGCACTTAACTCGCCGTTTGTTGCAGTGTCTGTGCTGTTGTTTACGTTGTTGCTTACTGTTACAATGTCCATTCTCTTCAAATCTATGACAGGAGAGACATCATCATTAGTCGTTGACAACGAAGAAGTGATAGACAAATCTGTGGTTGCATTTAGTGTTGCTGGTGATTCTAAGTAGATGTTTTCGTTGGGGATAACATCTGTATTTGATAGAACAGTTCCAAGATTTGTTTTGGTTGATAGAGTGGTATTTCTCGGAGAATGTTCACCAGACACAATCTTGAATGTGTCTACGACTGTGTTCGCCATACTTTCATTTGTAAACTCAGTGGATGAGATTCTAGTCTCGATACTTCCAGAAGAGTCAAACAGGCAAGTATTAATTCTGTACATCAGACTTTCTGATCGGTTCCGGTTTGCGATTCCACTGTTTTGTGGAACGAACAACGAACCATCGTGGGGTTGCTCTGAGATATATCCACCAGTGTTTAAGTCGTTTGCTCCACTGGTTGCTCTGTACAAGTTATAGTCTTGACTACTTGTTCGAACGCAAATCGAATATTCGCCAGGAGTAAGATACAATGGACTGCTAAACTTAAATCTGGTATAAGTATCTGCTTCTGGGAAATCTTCTTTAATCTCACTTGCAAGCGGAATTAGAGATACGCTAGACAACGGAAGCACCTTAGACAGATGTGGATATCCGTTGATTGTAGGTCTAATTTCTAATGTAACTGGAACATTCTCAGATCTTCTTTGGAAGAAGAGATCAATGCTGTGGAGGAATGTACCATCTTCAAAGTCATTTGAACTGACGGTGAAAGTTTGTGCAAGAGGATCGATCCATAGGTTATTTTCGTATGTGCTGATATATACATCTCTATCAAACGCATCTCGTACAATCGAATCATCATTGACTACTTGTCTTCTGGAGATAATAGGTCTTGTTGATACGACAGTACCATCTCTTTGATCCACAACACCACCGGAGTAGTAGATACCATCTGCCGCAGTTGTTGTTAGGGATAGATTGTTGCTTGAATCGTCGGTGATTCTGAAGAGTTTTTCGCCTGACTTATACTTACCTGCTGGGATAGAGAAGAATGCACCTTCAATATCACCACTAGGTCCAGAGACAATTGCAGCACCCGAAGCACCACCGGAAGGTCCGCAGTTCGATGATACAGAATCTCCATCAAAGAATGGATAGAATGTTGTGTTGGGTTTCAATCCATATGCATTGAATGTTACTGTCTTTGATCTCATGTAGGGAACAACACTTGCATCTACAATTCTATCGTTGACTAATTTTTCAAGTCGTTCTGGTAATTTACGAATACGAATGCCAGTTCTTCCTTGATTTGTCTTGATTGTTTCTGTAGAACGAATCGCTGCATCGTTTGCAATTGATGTTCTCTGTTCTACATTCCTAGCAAGGTCTGTAGTTGTAATGTTACCAAGGAAGTCTCTTCCACGATCACTGTAAAGATCACTCTCTGTGATATTTCTTCCTGACCAGATTACTTCCCAATCATTCCACTGACTACCAAATCCGTAGGAGGTGTTTTCGTTCTTTACCTTCCACCGATCATTTTCGCCTTGACTGTTGATCTTGACTGTTGGTTTGTAGCCTTCGTCCCACCAGTTATCGAATGGATCATTAAATTCAAGAGTACCCATGAAGTTTGGAACATTGAATGGGTTTGCTTTTACCCAACTACTAGCAAATGGTTGCCAGATAAACTGTGGGTTTATCGTATAGTTTAGAGTTGCAATTCCGTCAGGAGAGATTGTGATTCCAGAATTGGAATGGTTTTCTAATTCCACACCCTTAGCGGTGAATGAAGGTCTTAGGTGTCCGTTCTCAAAGTCAATTGAACATGCATAGTCTGGGTTGAGTACATCACCAACAGAGTGTCCTCTGAATGCATCTACCAAGATTCCATTCTTAAAGATGTCATCTCCTGACGCATCGACAAAGGATCTGTTTTCTGTTTGCTGTTCGAGCAATGATAAACTTGTATAATACTCTAGAGTTTCTACTCTCTTTTCAATAGCACCAATATCTCTCATGGTGTATCGTTTGTTCTCAACATACTTGGTATTGATGTCATCAATGTTGTATGTGTATGCAGGAACAGTCAGAACATATAGAGTCATTGCATCTGCACGATCCGGTGGAGTCGTTGGGTTTAGAGCAGGAACACCCTTAATGACATCAAACTTTCTTTCCTTAGTAAGAATAACCTTATCAATTCTGGAAAGGTGATGTGCGTAGTCTGCTCTGAAGTCAGAGGAACTCTTGATGCTCAATCCATCAGGTTTAATTGTATTATCGGTTTGCTTTGTTCCTCTGAAGTCAATGCTGTTTCTAAGAGAATAACTCTTGCCAGTTTTTGGACTTGTGTATATTGGAATGTTGTCGAAAGTAAACCCAGAAGTAGCGTGAGTATATGAGTCTACTACAAATGGTCCTTCACCAGAAGAGTGTGCAAAATAATCGTATGTGATTGTTAGGTTGATGCTTCCTGTGATTCCGTCTACACCAATATCTGGCTTGAGATACAGTCTACCATAATCATAGTAGTTGTCTCTTTGTCCTGTGTCTAGGATAAACGCATCTTTGACATCTGACGCTGCCAGTCCTGTGGCAGTTGAAACGGTGTTGTTGTTATCTTGAACAGTTGTGATGTCTAATATGTCGTGATGACTGAGAGGAATGTAGTAAGCACCAGCAGAACCAGAAAGGCTAACCGATGCTCCATTATCAACTGCATATGAAGTAGTTCCTGCTGTCTTGGTTTTCTTTCTATAAAGAAACGGTGCAGCAACATCCATAGTTGAAATTAAAGTATAGTCGCCGGGATGAAGTTGTTTGCTCAGTGTTGTTGCATGTCCAATTTCAATTGACTTGTTATCTGTAGACTTCTTAATCTTCAGCAAGTCAGTCAATACTCTTTCGCCAGTTCTACCTTCATCTCCGCTTCCGCCAAGGTTACATGTTAGAGTAAAGAACTGTTGTTTGTCTGCGGGGAAAAGAGAATTATCATCGGTGACATCAGATGTTCCAACGAACTGTAACGAATCGCTACCGGATGAAATGGTAGTGACTGTTGCTCTGTCTGATGTGCTAAAAGTAAATCCTTTATATATTCTATATGTTAGATCAGAAACATTGTTTACAGAATTTCCAACGGGAAGTGGGAATATTGATGTGTTGAAACTTGGTTGGAATAGGAGTGTTCCTCCTGTAGCAGAAGTTCCTCCCGTACCGATTACAAATCCAGCAGTCAAACTACCTTCACCAAGACTTGTTTCACCGACTGTTGTAATGTTTCCAAACGAAGTAATACCAGCAGATGTACTTCCTAGATCAATATCAAACATATACATGTTGTATGTCTGAGCAATTGCAGTCATACCAGCAGCGTTACTAAAGTCGTTGTTTGGAATTATCTGACGAACTCTTGCAGAGCCAGTTCTACCACCACCATCTTTGAGTTGAATCAACGGGTAGTTGCTAGAAAGAAGGTTACCAAACCCACCAGTCATCGACATGTTTGCTTTTGGTGATACCTTGATGTATTGACCAAACACTGCATCGTTTACTGGTTGAGAAGTTAGAGTCTGAGTTGTTCTTGCTTTGTCAA